ATCATTCAAGCAAAATTACCAGTCAGACACTTGTCCATTCTGTTTTGTGAAAACTCCCCTGAAAGCGCAAATGCGCTAGCAGGTTGAAAAACACAAAAAGAAAAAGCATCTAGCTAACGCATCTGCCCGCACACGTTCCAAAGTATGACAAGGAGAAATGACCAAGAAGTAAGAAAAAAGGCAGAAAAAAGAACTTTGCCGCTGGTCAGCAAAATTTCTATTTTAAAACAATTCGTTTAGGCAACGGCCGGGACGGCAGCGGTGTAAATTGCAGGCACATTCAAGAAGAAAAAGAAATTGAAATCTGTTCCAATTGAAGTGTAGTACCTAACAACAACACCATTTGCGTTCTGACCGCTGGACGCTGGATTCACGCGGAACTGAAGCTCCACAGTATCATTGTCCGTACCATCAAATGAATTGCCGAGGGTTATGCCACCTGGAAAAGTGGCTACCATTCGGTAAGGGGAATACATAGGCAATTGTGCCTCAAGACCTGTTTGGGTCTTCTGATTCACCAAGCATCCGCCTGCGAAGCTTGGGTTAAGCGCTTCAATGACGTCATCTCGAGCCGAAATGTTTCGAGTGACACCAACGCCAACATACTGTCTGACATAGTCAGCTCTCGTCCGAGTCTGACCATTCTTCCTAGTAAGAACCATGGAATCAATGTATTGTTTTGAATCTATATTGATACGCCAGTTCATAGAACCACGCATACCAACAAAACAATTCATCATCCACTCAAAGGGGGAAACAATCGTATAGTTGTAATTCCCTTCAGCGGAATCATTTATGCCGTTAGGGTCTCTACCAGATGGAATAGGGTATCGGCCCATTTTAAAGGTCGCTTGACGCCACTGCGTCGTTGTATCGCTATCCAATTGGACATTGCGATGAAAAGAATAACGGCGAAGTAACGGGCGAAGGCTTTTAACAGCCTCACCCATATACACCAAGCAAGCCTTATCGACATAGTCCTGAGGATCTCCCAAACAATGAACTTCCTTCTCTTCCTGGTCAGTCATGTTCTGACTACCAGTAGAGGGCACATCAGCACTCTGAACTTCAAAGAGAGAGTAGTTATCGTTTAGGGTAACGGGAGACGAAAAACTCAGGTTGGGTGCCCCTCGTACTGAAACCGCCACTGAAACAGTAGACGGAAGAACTGGGGCAGTGAGTCCAGTAAGGACTCGCACAGACAATACACCATTATCCAAATTAGGGTCATAGGTTGTAAGACCAAAAGGATTAGATGTCGCGGTTTGTACTGTGTAGTTGCGATATCGAGTCTTCAGCCAGGCAAGAGCTTGGATGTAAGGGATTCGAATCTCGAAATCACGATCTTGAGCAATGTCATACACACGCGAGTATGTCACTATCTCAGTGTTAATTTCTCCCGCAATATTGCGCATGGGATCCCATGAAATCAAAAGACGCCCACGATGGTATTGTGTGCAAATCACTTGGAATCGGAGTATAATATCTCCACGCCAAAACTCAAACAACTGGGCAACATGTGCCATAGGTGTAGGGTAAATAGCATTTCCAGTGACTTTAACCATGTGAGGCGAAATCGCAATACTGTGTAGAAGACTATCAGGCGAAGCAGAGCTAAGCCAAGTGAAATACTCGACATGTGATTCTCGAGTAACAATTGATTCCATGCTGAGCTCGTCAACACCATCAAGTCCGACTGTGCGCGAATCCACACACAGCTCATTTTTAGGATCCAGAGTAAGTTTCTCAACGGGAGTCGAGAGCTCTGGGCAAGCCATTCCGTGAAACGGCAAATCCTTAAAAGGAGAAACATTGGATAACACAGGAGGATTAGACCAACCAAAATAAGAAGCAACGTCAGCTGCAGTCTTAGCCACAAAACTTGTAGCAGTCATGTATGGTCCGATAACCGGTGTATCCGACAAGGCTCCAGTAGCTGCTGAGATTGCACTAGCAACTATGGAAATGGGACCCTTACCATATTCATCGGAGCTTCCAGATCCAGAAGCAACTCCCATGGCAGGGGTATGTTCGGTTTTGGCTCTGTACGTAACGTCACCAGCACCTTGACTACGGGAGACCCGTCCGTCCTTCCTAATCTTAGACTCGGCTTTCTTCTTAGCTGGAACATCACCAGCTTGAAGGGCCAATCCAGTAGTAGGAGCAGCCATTGAGACGTTAGAGGCCCAAGCGTAAACTTGGTACTCAATAGACTCAGAGGTTACTCCATTGGAATTACGGAGGGGAACTACCGCAGAAAAATTAATGGCACCCATGTCAATAAAATCTTGACGAACACCAATACGCAACCAATTCTTGTGGTAAAAGAAAGGGAGAGTCATCTCTCCACCCTGATTCTCCTGCGGATAAATCCACAGATGAGGGCGTTGCGACATTGGAATAAGTCGCCAAATAGAAGACTCATCGATAGTGCCTCCTCCAAAAGGGACCAAAGGTTTATAAGAGGCAAGCAAATGGCCATAAAAGAAGGGCGAAGCATTGATCATGATTTTGATCTTTAAATCACACCTAATAAGGCCGTAATTATCGAGTTTCTTCTTGATACGGGTATCACTAAAGAACAAATCCCACGGATTAAAGGAATCGTTTTGAACGTCTCCTTCAGTCCAATTTCCCGTGTAAATACGAACAGGTCGCGAAAGAAATTCTTGCAAATGACAGTCATCATCATGACCATCCCAGAAAGTATCATCCGTGATAGGCTCGTATTCAACGGTATCTCCAGGGATTTGATCCCTAAAGACAAGATTTTCCACCTTAGTCACAACTTGTTGCGACTCAGAAGCGGTATCTGGAGTAAGGTGGTCTCCAGACGCTGTTTTAGTAGTATTAATAGCAGGTGAGATTAGAACTCCAAAGGTTCACCCAAACCAAAGGAATTTTTGACATTTATGTGGGCTTAGCCAAACCCATCCCTAAAGAGGGACTTTGAGGATCGCTCTGGCGAATTTCTAATGTGAATCCGACTTGGTAAACTTATTGTCATTATTTAGCAAGAAGTAAAATATTCACACCGGGGAATTTTGCTTTACGATATCCATCGGACCTTTCCCAAAGGCCCTTCCCCCTTTTTACGTCATGGTGGACGATGCGACACTCATCTAGTGTCGCAAACCAAGTAAACTCACATGCTTTAATTGATCAGAAGTTTGGTTCCACTTCTCAATCAACGAGTCATATGTTGGCAGAGTGGATTCCTTCATGTATAGAGTCAAGTCGAGGTCATGGAGCATCTGTTGAAACAGATTTCTCTTTTCCTCAAACTTTTCCCTTCCATAAAAGAAATATTCGCGAAGAGCGGATGAGACAATGTCTACAGCCTGCTCCTGCGGAAGGACGTTCTTAGAACGAACCCACACAGTCAACGACTTTTCAATAGATTCTTCATCCAGGGGGGCATCAAAAGCACAGGTGGTAGTATTGAAGCGCCACTTCCTTTTCAGGAAAGAGCAGTCTTCCATCGAAATGAAAGGCACACTCTGCGCTTCTTTATCAGCCATTGTGTAAGTAATGCCAAATTTGGCGAATTCACTTTGAATAGCAGTATGAGTATAAAAATCGATTCTGGGGGACACATTCATAGCATTGTCATCACCATAGGTCATAAGAGCAACATTCTCGCGGAAAGATTCCACCTCCTTTTGGGGATTGAGGAGATAGTAACAATATCGCATATAGAGTGAATTGCACAGACCATTGATAATGACAGTGAGAGGATGGCCAGATGGATTAGATCCATAAAATCTGACTAAGTCTCCATTGAAATCAACCAACGGAAAACTAGTATCCCAAGATAT